AAACAGATGGAAGAAATATCTAAATATAGTCAAGCGTGGTATGACTACTATAATGTAGCCGCAATGTATGAAAACAGTATGTTTGCCAGAGACACATGCACTTTACTTTATTTTAATTATAAAACTACTAACAGTTTTGTGTATAAGAAAAAGAAAACAGCAGAAGGGACATTTAAAACAGTTGAAAAGGATGATGAGTTTAATCCACCACAGGAAATGATGGATGAAGGGGAGTTTGAAAAAGTAGAAAAAAAGATTGACGTATGGTATGAAGGAGTGATGGTAATGGGAACTAATATTATTCTGAAATGGGAGATGATGGAAAATATGGTTAGGCCTAATTCTGCCAATCAATATGCTATGCCTAACTACGTAGCTTGCGCTCCAAGGATGTATAAAGGGATATTAGAATCTTTAGTTAGAAGAATGATTCCTTTCGCGGATTTAATACAAATCACTCATTTAAAAATCCAACAAGTAGTTTCCAAAGTTGTTCCTGATGGTGTATTTATAGATGCGGATGGATTAAGTGAAGTTGATTTAGGAACAGGGGCCGCTTATAATCCTGAAGATGCATTGAGATTATATTTCCAAACTGGTAGTGTAGTAGGAAGAAGCTACACGCAAGATGGCGAGTTTAACAACGCTAGAGTGCCAATACAACAGCTCACATCAAACAGCGGTGCTAGTAAAATGCAAATGCTTATTGCTAACTATAATCATTACTTAGATATGATTAGAGCGGTAACTGGTTTAAATGAAGCTAGAGATGGCTCAACGCCTGATCCTAATTCATTGGTGGGTGTGCAAAAACTAGCAGCTTTAAATTCAAATACAGCTACTAGACATATTCTTCAGGGTAGTTTGTATATAACAAGAAGTATTGCGGAGTGTTTGTCAATTCGAACTGCTGATATTTTACAGTACGCTGACTTTAAAGATGAGTTTGCGATGCAGATAGGAAAATACAATTTAAAGATATTGGAAGACATCAAAGATTTATATATGTATGACTTTGGTATTTTTATAGAAATGGCTCCAGACGAAGAAGAAAAAGCTATGCTTGAACAAAACATTCAAATGGCTTTATCT